TAGTCAATACGAAGATTCATTTCTAGCTCCGCTGCGTGTGATAACGGATAAGATGAACTGGATATTGAAAAACGATGAAGTTGGAACATTAGAGGATTTTTTTGGATGAGATATTATCGCTACACACTAGACGAGCTTAAAGAATCTTCTGATCGTAAACGGTTCACATATATATCCTTCTTCGCAGGCGGCGGTGGATCATCTGCTGGTTATAAACTGGCGGGTGGCGATTGTCGTTTTGTGAATGAATTTCAACAGGTCGCAGTAGACACCTACCTAGAGAACTGGCCAAACACTCCACATATATGTGGTGATATTAAAGATGTGACTGGCGCTCAGATTATGGAGATGACAGGAATTAAAAAATACGAGCTGGATATTCTTGATGGTAGTCCACCTTGTCCACCCTTTAGTATGTCTGGAACTAAGAAGGCGGGTTGGGGTAAAGAAAAGATGGCTTACGGTATGAAGCAGAAGAACATCGAAGATTTGACATGGGAGATGATTCGGATTGCGGGTGAGATGATGCCGAAGGTTATCATATGCGAGAACGTCAAAGGTCTAACGATGGAATATGCAAAGCAGCATTTGGATCGCATGGTCACAGACTTTGAAGCACTTGGATATTCAACCACCTTTAAGGTTCTAAACGGTATTCATTTTGGTGTTCCACAGAAACGTCAACGTGTTTTCATCGTATCAGTACGCAATGATGTGCTGGAAGATATTGGTATGCCGTGGATGCTCGTTTCATCTTTATTTCCAGATGGTGCAGATGAAGAACCATCTGTGGAAGATGCAATCGGTGATCTAAGACTTGATAATGAAAATAGTGTTGAGGCACATGAACTGCGTGAAATCATGAAGAAAAGTGCTAAATACAAATGGTTGAAACGTCTACCCAAGAACCCTGATAAGGTTATGTCAGTGGGTGATGACATTGTGGGTCCGTTTTATGACAAGCTGATTGCACATAGAACTAAGTGGGGAAAAGAAGTGCCGGAGAGGAAAACTTCATTTTTTCAGTCTCGCAGAGTCCCTTGGCATCAGGCAAGTCACACGCTGAGTGAACAGGGATTACAGACGAGTTTGGCAGTAAATCTTCATCCTGATGAAGATCGTGGATATACAACTAAGGAGGCTAAGCGCCTCATGTCGCTACCGGAAGATTATATTTTGACGGGAACTCTTAACGAACGCTTGGCGCGTATTGGTCTGATGGTTGCACCCATGATGATGAAGTATGTTGCAGCATCAATTTACGAAAAGGTATTGGAGCCGTACAATGAAGTACATAACAGCAAAGACTGATTATGGTGAGAAAGAGACTTTCGAAAAGTGGAACGGTAAGTTCTATGATGAGAAAGACCTAGATCAGATAATCACCATCACAGAAGACACCGCCATCTATCGTCCAGACTCCACTCTGGGTGATGAGGGTATTCCTATTGCGTATGTTGCAACAAACTGTTTTGCAGACGACTCTATGAGAGATGTGTTGTACTCTATTGAAGATGTATCTACCATGAGGGCGAACTGTGCTGGACCTATCAATAGCGAGGAAATGAAAAAGGGCGGTTTGATTGAAGGAGAGCATTATAAATTACGCACACCAAACTCATACCATATTCGAACAAAGAACGGATCGTGGGGAATGATTGCATATGCAAATAAAATCAGTAGTGTGATGCTCGGCGCGAAACGAGGACGGTTCACTGGTAAGATTAATGTGTCAAATCCCAAGACATGGGAAAAACTGGAGCCTCTGTGTAGAGATGTAGAAGTTGCATTCAATCGTGTTGCTCCAGAGATTTACAATCGACAAAGACGATTTGCAGAAGAGTATATCGCACCAGAGCATCGTCATGGTATGGTGACCACGATTAGTGCAAATAGGTATAGTGCAATGCAGAGTAAGGCTATGTCGGTTCACTCTGATGGTAAGGACGTAGAATATACAACTATGAGTTGTCATAGACAAGGCGAATACACGGGAGCGTATCTTTCATTCCCACGTTGGGGTGTAGGTATTGATCTTCCAGATAACAGCGTATGCATTGCAGATTCTAAGAGCCTGCACTGCGTTACACCTATTAGTGGATCAGGACAGAGGTTCACCACGGTCTGTTATACAGATTTGAGCGCCGCAACAATAGGTAACATGGGTAAGAGTGAGCGACTCATCGGTCGTTTCGCGAAAAAAGAATCGGGAAATTTAGAAGAGTTTTTTTAAGTTTACTTTAGAATCAAGCACTTAACGGTCGAGATTTATCTTGACAACGCTTGATATGCCGTGTATACTTAGGTATAAACTGAGAAAACAACGAAGAGTGATCAAGATGAACAAACATGATTTACCTGCCTTAATAATTGAAATTCTTGAGTCTAATGGTGGTGTGATGGGTAGAAGGAAAATTGGTAGAAAAATTTTCAAGGTTGCCCTTCGTCTTTGTGGTTTAAACGATGATTTCCCCATGACCATGTATTATGATCTTGGGTGGGCCCAGAATGAACTTGCTGATCTTGATCTTGTTCGTACAAGAAGAGTAGGTGCAGATTGGGAATGGTATTTAGTTTAAGACTGCCAAGATTTACCTTGACAAACCCTGATATGCTGTGTATACTTAGGTATAAACTGAGAAAACAACGAAGAGTTATTAGATTATGAATTACCCGTTTGAGATTAAAGAAGATGTTGCCCTAGAGGGGTTTGCGAAGAAACCAGTTATGAAAATTGGTATGACTTTGGAAAGGATGTGTTATGTTAAAGTTTCTGATATTAATATTTCCTATGCAAATTTTGGTAGGGAAGAAGGTAAGACTGATGGTAATACAGTCAAGGAATTGAGGGTTGAGATAAGAGAAGGTAGGTATGAAGGACAATTTCATGAACCGCCTGTAATTACACCTGATGGTAAATTGGTTGCCGGTAAACACAGGTTTAAGGCTTTTATTGCAGAAGGTATTGAATACATTTGGGTTGCAATTGTTAAATTCTCAAACACTAAAGTTTTGCGTCAATATGCAATATGTGAAAATTTAACTAGGAACCCTAAAAATGTTGCAGATATTTCTGACGTTGTTTCTAATGTAATTTCTGCGATTGCCGCCGGAGACTGTAATAAGAATAAGTCCTCAATTAATACATATCTAAAAGAAATTGGTTGGTCTTTGCAAATTGGTAAGACTGTCGATGCAGTTATGAGTGCGGTTGTTAAAGACTACAAACAGATGGACAATGTAACAAGGGACGAATTGATTGCCGCAGTTGATGATGAATATGGTATTGATATCAATGCTGCTACTCAGTGGGTTGTTGCAACCTTGAGGGGTGGTGGTTCTGTTGAGTCTACTGATAGGTATTCAAGGCTGTGGAAAAATATTTATCCTCTACTTGTAGAAGGTCTTGATGTTAATGTTGCCGTTGGTTTGACTAACACTCTTGCAAAAGATATTGCAGACGTAAGGAAAAATATCAATAATAACTTTTTAAGTAACAATGTAGATATGTGTTTAGAAGTTGCAGATGCATACAAGTCTAGAAAGTTAGGTACGATCAACTTTTTGTTTAAGACACAGGTTGACGGTGAAGTTGGTAACTTTATTGATGAGATTGAGGAATAAATTATGGTGATAAAACCACTAACACATAAACAAATGTCGAAATGTAAAGTTACACATGCTGCTCTAAAGGGTATTATGAAAGACGGCCTTTGGGATTACAATATTAATAAAAGGGATTGTACCAGACACTTTTATGAAGGTACTGGTGCTTACTCTTCTGGTTATATGTCTACTAATGCTCAGATGTTAAATTCTAAGGATAGGACAAAAGATCACTTTATTTCTCCCCAGACTTATGCATATTATCTTCTTGATAATTGGAATATTTATATTGACTTTGATAAGTTTATGAAAGAATGGACTTTTTGTTCTCAGACTATTGCAGTTACAAGTGAAGAAAATGACAGGTTGAAGGGATTTACTCTTAATAATGATGATACTGGAAACGTCATTAAAGTTACTGCTTCAATTGTAGACAGGTATGAACTTGCTGGAATAGATTTATATCACGATAAGGTAGATGTGGTTGACAAGTTTCCTTTTGAGGTATCTGAAGAATTTCTAGAGTATGAAAGGAAGTATCTTCTGGTATGATAATTGCTCTAATTGGAAGTCCAGCAGTTGGAAAGAGTTCTATTATTAGAGCTCTTTTCGGCAAGGAGTATGTGGATAAACCACCTAATCTGATTGAACCTAAACCTCTCTTCAAATGCGCTGAGTACAACGATTACCTATTCACTGGTAATCGTGTACTCTTACTTGGCCAGTATGATGAAGGGACATTTTCGGGTACAGATTCGTGGTCATATTCGGTTCTTGCAAAGGGTTCTTTTGAGAGTTTCATTGAGGAACAAAGTAAAAATTACGACAAGATAATTTTTGAGGGTGATCGCCTCACTAGTAAGGTAGAATGGTTAACTGAGAATTATAATACCAAAGTCTTCATACTGACCGTAACGTCAGAAGAAGAGCAAAGACGACAGGATGTTCGAGGAAATCTACAAAACAAAACGTGGATTGCTGGAAGACATACGCAAATGAACAATATGTTGACAAACTTCTTCTTGCGAGAACATATAACTGCCATGCCTAACAATACACCAGAAGAACAAAAAGAAATTATTATTGAATTGGTTGAAGTATTGTACGCAGAAAACCCATCTACTATCACAGGTATCACAGTTTGAGCTTATAAAAACGATAAATAGACGCATAATACATTAGTACATGGGGATATTGAATAAATGCGTCGTTTCACCGAGCTTTACGAAAAAGTTACAACTATTGCACAACGTCGTAAAATGTCGCAAAGAATGCGTCGTATGGCTCGTAGCCCTTCATATCAACTTAAAAAGAAACGTAGCGCTCTAAAGATGCGTGACCCTGCAAAGTTGTTGCAGATCGCAAGGAAGCAAACCATAAAAAAATTTAGAGATAAGCTATATCCAGAATACAAAGATATGCCTCTTCAACAAAGAGTGAAGGTCGATCAAATTGTAATGACACGTTATGGCAAGAAGATTGATGTTATCTCTAAGAAGTTAGTTACAAAGTTGCGTGGTGGTGAAGCAGAGAGAATTAAAAAAGCAAGAGATGCAATGGGGGGCGATGATGCGTAGTTTTAGAGAGTTAACAGAAGCCAAAGGTTTGGTTGTGATGTCATTTTCTAGAATGAACCCGCCTACAATCGGACACCTCAAGCTTGCAGATAAACAAAAATCAATCGCGGGAAGTAAACCGTCTAGGATTTATTTGTCTCAAACAGTCGGACCAAAAGACCCGCTTCCATTTCCCAAGAAGGTAGCATACGTTAAAAAATCATTTGGTTCTAAACATGCCAAGAGCATTATGGCAGATAAGTCTGTTAAAACATTTATTCAAGCAGCAACCAAGTTGAATGAAGAGGGTTATACTCAACTTATAATGGTGGCAGGAAGTGACAGAATTCAAGAGTTCCAGCGCCTACTAGACACATATAACGGGAAACCTGACAAGAAGGGTAATATTGTTTTTGACTTCCCAGATGGCGTGAAGGTCGTCAGTTCTGGTGAGCGCGATCCTGACAGCGCTGATCCAACTGAAGCCATATCGGCATCAGTCATGAGAAAAGCAGCACAAGATGGAGACTTCGATACATTCAAGAAGGGTTCGCCTCTGAAAGAACCTGATGCAAAGAAAATGTACTTGGATGTTCGTAAGTTCATGGGTGTGCGTGAAGAACGTGAGCTAGATGATGATTATGATTCCCTGCGCGATGCATACCTTACAGGTAAAATCTGGAACGTGGGTGAAGTTGTAGAGGCAAAAGGATTAGAGGGCGAAGTTGTTCGCAAGGGAACAAACTATCTTTCATTCGTAACAGAAGATGGCAAGGTTCATAAGGCATGGTTACATGAGGTTAAATCTCCCCTACAGAAATTGAAGGACTTTGACAAGTCCAGAGTTGCCGCAGGGAAACCACCTATCTTTACAGACAGAAAACCACCTAAGTTTATTCGCATGAAGAAGGCGGGTATGATGACAATCATGAATGTCCCCACTGATGAGATTGACAAATTTGAGAAGAAGGGTTATAAGATC